CCACGGTTCTTCATCTACACCTTTGCCTGAGTTTTGTATAAAACGTGACAAGTCCTGTGAGCTTGTTGATTTGTCCTTGCCCCATCCGTTCTTGCCTACAAGTACAAATGTACCGTCCGGCTCGCGCCCCCAATAGATAGTCGGATTGCCGTCCCATTTGATCGCAACATCACCGCTGTCAGATCCTAGTTTTTCTAGGATGTCTGCTGCTTCTTGTGCACCTTTGCTGCCTTTGATAAACACCAGATCTTCCAAGTGATTATACTCGCGGCCTTTAAACTCTTCAGTTAGGACTGTGCGGAACTCGTTATATCTCATCTGTTAAATGCTCCGCTTGACATTACACTACTATTAAGCATATTACCAGTAAGTTCTTTAATACGTGCAAGTTGCTTGTCTTCTAGTGTAACATAACCAGTTGGTGTTTTAGACTCAGGTACTTGTTTGCCTGCTTTTTCCATTGCTTCTTTCCAAGGAGCAATTAATTCTTCGTAGTTAGGATCGCCTTTGAGTTTTGCAAGCATGGTCTCAACTGTGTGAGTATCTGCTTCTTTTGCACCTTTGCCTAACAGAATAGGAGCAATCTTATCCCATGTGTCAGCAACTACTTCGTCGCCCTTAGCAGGATCAACTAACCCAAACTTAGGACTAAACTTTAAGCCGCGCCCTCTTGCAATAGCACTTAATAAAATTGCTCTATCAGTTCCGCCATATTGGGGTGTTCCGCCGCGTTTAGCTCCACGCTGAAAGTTAGGATTGGTTGTAAACATAAAGTCTGTTTGTACGTATCCGTTCTTATCACTGCCTGCAATCGGAGTACGGAAGTGTACTTGGTCGCCTGCGTCTTTGATCCAGCCGTCTGTCTTTTTACGACCCACATTCATAATTTCGTCTTCTGGAACGCCTTGGCTTTTAAGCCATGCAGTTAGTTTAGCGATTAATTGTTCTTTACTTATTTTGTTTGCATCTGTGTTTAGGTCCAGGTCGCCTGAACTATTCTTTTCAAACTCTCCATCTGGGTCGTTCTTCTTACCAGTTGTGCCTAGCCAATCTTCTTCATCGTATGTTAAGCCTGTGATCTTTTCAATAAAGTCAATAGAAGCTTGTACATCTTTTGTTGCAATACGCTGAGTAATTGGACCTTGCTCAGTCTTAAATATATTACCACCTTCTTTAAGGATTGTCATTTTTCTTGCTCTCTATTATTCTACCCATACTACGTTTAAACTTGCGTGGATCATTTGATTTAATGCTATTGATAAAACGGCGCTCTAATTCGCTAGCCGTATCGACATCATAAGTAGAATGAATTCTACTCAATAGATTGATTGCACTTTCGATAATATTATTTGCCGTCGAATCGATAAGATGATCGTTATCGCGACGTCCGTGAACATTATTAAGTTCGTCAAGTATGCTTCTAGTACGTTTTTTCATGGTTTACTATTCCTATACTGTATTTAGTAGTCGTTGCATATAAATATTACAAACATTGGAGGGCACATAATGTCAATATCGAGTATGAATTTCAAGGAGAGGTCTCTTCTTTTTGCTAAACTATCCAGTATAGCATATAATAACATAAAAGATGTAAAAAAGCAAGTAAAAAAATTAGGGTTTACAACTGTTGAGTTTTACGAAAAAGACGGCGCACAAGCGTATCGTTTTATGAACAAAGAAGATTTAGTAATTGCGTGTCGAGGAACAGAACCCACACAGTTTAACGATATTAGTGCAGATTTAAAAGCATTTCCCGTGTTAGCAGAAACTGTTAGTAGAGTACACAGAGGATTTAAAGCAGAAGTTGATGAGCTTTGGCCTGATATTTGTGATGATTTAGTTGGCAAGGAACAAAAAGTTTGGTTCTGTGGACATAGTTTGGGCGCTGCAATGGCAACTATTATGGCAAGCCGATGTATGTTTTATGCAAGTGTTCCTGATCCAGTAGAGCTGTATACATACGGTTCGCCTAGGGTAGGATGGAAAGGTTACGTTGTACATTTAGGAGTTGTACACCATCGTTGGAAGAACAATAATGACATTGTCACTACTGTCCCTCTTGCAATTATGGGATACAAACATCACGGTACTCAACATTATCTAAATGCATATGGCAAATACAGAAAGCCTACTGGATGGCAACTGTTTAAAGATAAGTGGCGCGGCATTTGGATGGGTCTCAAGCAAGGCAAGATAGACAGCTTTGGTGACCACTCAATGGCAGAATACATCAAGCACATTGAAAATATGCATGATTGAAGATAGCGAAGAAGATTATGTTTGGCAAACTATAGACCCAAATCATATTTGGGTTATGGACAAACTTATACTTTCTCGCAAATTAAAATATAATAGTGGCCCGGTCGGACTTGATGTTCCGCAACCGGGTCTTTATATTGTACGTCCTTGTGTTAACATGCTAGGACTAGGACTAGGCGCACAAAAGGCATGGATTGAGAAAGAAACAATGCATCTTCCAGTAGGACACTTTTGGTGCGAGTTTTTTGAAGGCGATCATTACAGCGTAGACTATTTTGAAGGCAAGCAAATGCTGAGTGTAGAAGGAACCAAGCCTGCAGATACATTTACCAAGTGGACCGAGTGGCGAAGAGACGATAAGAAGTTTGCATTTCCTGCACTACTAAACGAACTAGTCGAACATCATCCCTGGATGAACTGCGAGTTCATAGGTGGAAAACTTATTGAAGTACACCTAAGACGCAACGAAGACTTCGACGGAAACATCAACCATTTTATCCCAGTATGGGAAGGCGAATCAACAACGCCGCCCCAAGGATATACCTATCGTGCTTATCCAGATGTACACGGACGCATCGGCGCATTTGTCCGTTAACCGAATAAGCTGCTAACTGACTCTTCATTAGTTACACGACGAATTGCTTCACCAAACAACGGCGCAACACTAACTTGTCGTGTCTTTTTGCAGTTCTTAGGACAACGGTCTGCAATTGAATCAGTAATCACAAGCTCTGTGAGTACACTCTTCTCAACCTTCTGACATGCTTCGCCGCTTAGTACACCGTGTGTAATATATGCACGAACTGACAATGCGCCTGCATCCATAATAGCTTTGGCTGCATTGCATAGTGTGCCGCCACTGTCAATAATGTCATCAACTAGAATGGCGTGTTTACCTTTAACATCGCCGATCAAGTTCATGACTTCGCTCTTGCCTGCTTCTGGTCTGCGCTTGTCTACAATAGCAATGTCTGCATGGAACATATCTGCAAACTTCCTAGCACGAACGACTCCGCCAGCATCTGGACTTACAAATACTGTGCCTTCGTCTGTTCCTACATTGTGTCTAATGTCTTTGGCAAACACCAAACGACTTGTTAGGTCATCAACTGGAATATTGAAGAAGCCTTGTATCTGTCCTGCGTGTAGATCCATTGTAAGCACTCTGTGTGCGCCTGCTGTAGTAAGCAAGTCAGCAATTAGTTTTGCTGTAATAGGTGTCCTACTGGCGCTCTTACGGTCTTGTCTAGCATATCCAAAGTAAGGAACTACTGCTGTAATACGACTAGCACTTGAACGTTTGGCTGCATCAATCATAACCAACAGTTCCATTAAGCTATCATTCACAGGCGAACTAGTACTTTGTACAATAAACACATCTTCGCCTCGGATATTATCAAGAAACTCTACACTAGTTTCACCGTCTGCAAACGTACTAACTTTAGCCGGTAATAATGGTGCAAAAGAGTGATCTGCAATCTCTTGTGCTAACTTTGGATTGGCGTTCCCTGTGATAATTTTCATTTTCAATCAGTTTCCTTTCTGATACTGTTGTTGTATTTGATTGCTTCTTCCAATATTGAAAGTTGCGTGTTATGTGTTTGTGCTGTTTTAATTAGTGCCGAAGTATCTTTAGGGAAACAATGGCCGCCGAAGCCACGCTCATCAGTGATTGTTGTATGACTGTGTCCGATGCGAGGATCGTTGCCTATGTGCTTTGCAACTGTTTCATAGTCGGCTCCAGTTGTTTGGCACAATTCGTACACTTGATTAAAGAAAGCAACCTTAGTTGCAAGGAAACTGTTGCGGAAATATTTTGTTAGTATTAGTTCACTAACACTTACATTGTCAATTGTAATATTTCCCATAGCATTGATTAGCACATCTGCCCAAAAGCCTACGCCGTCGCCGCCCATCATAAAATGTGTTGTGTTCTTAAAGTCTTCAAGTGCTGTTGCTGCTCGTAAGAACTCTGGACTAAATGTAAGATTAGCACTGATAAAATCTGTGCGTATTACGTCCCATCCTTCTAAACTAATTGTGCTTTTAATTAGAATTGGTACCGGCGGTGCTGCTGCAATTACTTCATAAACATTGTTAACATTGCATGAACCGCTAGTATGTTGCGGTGTGCTTACACACACAATAATTGCGTCTGCATGTTTTAGATCGGCGTAGTGACCAAGTGCTGGATCACTAATTAATATTTCGTGATAGTCTTTCAGTGCTGCTTCGTGAGCCTGTCCAACATATCCGTATCCTGCGATTCCTATCTTCATAGTGTATCCTGTGTTTGTATACTTTTAATTATACACTCATCGAGCTGTATGTCAAGAGAAAAGGTTGTGTCGTCGAACACAACCTTCCTTTTAGTTTAGAATCCGTTTGGTACTAAAACATAGTGTATCAGCAATACAATAGCAAGTGATGCACTTAGTCCAATCATCATCTTACCAAAGTCTCTGCCCACTAGTGGGAACACACTCTTTGTTTTCTTCTTGCCCATGAAGCTCGCAATAGCAAACTCACGTCCAGCAAGCATACCTACGAACACCCATGTTGTGCTCATTGGAATGTCATTCAACTCTTTGAAGAAGAACAAGATTGCCCAGTACACTAGATCGATAATCGTTGCACTTCGAATGTAACGAGTATTGTGTTTCTCTAGTACAATCTTTTGGATCTTGCCTCCGCCTTCACGGAACATAAATGCAAGTCCGCCTACAAAGACTACTGAGATCATAAGCATTAGCGGAATATCAAGTTCACGCGGCAGGAACACTGCAATGTTTGCCATGTCATGACTTAGCCATGTCCACCACAAGAAGCCTGTTGTAATCCATTGTGCTACTCGCCAGTAACCTTTGTGTGCTTCATTAACTGGTTTAGTTTCATCTAGTAGTCTGCTTACTACATACCAAATACCATATGCTGCTGTTGCTGCAACCACATAGCCCATCATTGATTTAATCAACATCTTTTCTAGCACAAAAGTACTTGCGAAAGCACTCAACACTAGGAAGGATGTTGATACAGGTACACCTACCCGTGTCAATAATAGTAGTACAGCAGGCGCCATAGCATGATACCATTGTACTTCTACAAAAGGAATTTTATTGAGTCTGCCATATGAAATGTCTCCATACATATAGTAACCATACCATAGGGCCCATAATAAAACCGCACTAGCGGCGGCCCACATAATCTTCCAATTAAATCTCTCATTGTTTGATGCAATCCAAGTACCGAGAGTCTGTACTGAATCATTTGCAATTACTGCATAAGCAGCGAATAGGAAGCCGACTAGGCTCCATAGGGTGAGTGCGTCCATTGATTTCTCCTTTGCTTGACAACTTTAACATTGTCGCTCACATTGTAGGTAGGCTCGACGTTGCCTACGTATTATTTATAGTAACATCGTTTATTTGCATGTCAAATGGTTTATATATAAATAGTACGGCAAGATAAGTTCTCGACCTGAGTAGTTGGTAGCACAACTCGCGTCAGCGTTAAAAGATATCATTACAAAAGGAAAAACAATGATCAATTTAGCAAAAGCAATTGGTCGTGTAATGATGACTGCGGTCTCACCCACACGATCAGACAAACTTAAATCAATGGAA